TATCGAGATCCGGGTTGATATGGCGAAGTTCACCAGCCTCAAGCAGATTTATCTGGCGATCGAACAGTTCGAGGACTTTGTTCGGGACCAGAATTACGGGCCTTCAAACTTCAAGGTGCTGTAATGCGGGCTCATGGCGATGCCGTCAATTTTCGGAACGTCTCCGCCACGCCAGACCCGTTCAAGCTGGATGGGGGCTGCTACGTCGTCGACGTTATCGGGACGTGGAATAGCGGAAACGTAACGTTGCAAAGGCAGGGACCAGATGGCGCTACCTATCTTACTGCTACTACTGCTTTGAGCGCGGACGGTACTTCGGGCGCTGTCGCTTTGCCGGCCGGCACCTACAGGCTGCTGGTCACGACGGCGACCGCGGTCTTTGTGTCGGTGCTCCCGATCCCCGGGGAGTAGGGCGGTGTGGCTTTTGACCCAGTCTTTTTTCTGCTAGGGTTGAGTGTGAACGGCATGATCGCCTCTGGCGACTTCACCAACATCGCCACCAATAACGCCGCCGACGGGGTGTATACGCTCGATGGAGTGCCCTGTACGATTGGCGACATTATCGATCTTGAAGACCCGGCTAATCAATTCGATCCTCTTACAGATATCGATGCTGGCGGAATTAAGCCCAGCCATGATGGTGGTGGCTACCATACACGCATTTTACGGGTACAGCCCAGTCTTGTGGCGTCTTTGGTAAGTGGCGGTTTCACATTGGTCCTGAAAGGCTACACCGGGACTTCATTCAGCCTCGGTATAGTTCCGGCAAACTCAGACTCTAGCATTTATTCACAGGTTCAGGTTACGACTAGTTCAACGCAACTCAATGCAACCGATCTTGCACAGTCGAATTTTCCAAATGATTTTACAGATGACCAGGCCGTAGTCTTGGCTATGACTTTTACGGAAGACCGGCTTTCTTTGTCTGTTAACGGCGGTGACACGGAAAGTTTTCCGCATCCCGCTATCGATCCAGCCATGGTTTTGATTGAGATGAGTTTCCAGTCCGGGACCGGCGATGGGCGTTTCCGTTCTTTTGCTTTTTACGAAGTCATTGCCGACGCCGAACTCCCTTTGCTGAGCGCACTATAGGGCGCATTGCCTTCGTCCCCGGCTCAGGATATAGCACCTCATGGCCGAATACCGCACCCCGATCGACATCGCCAATCGGGCACTCGACCACTGCGGCGTTCCCAACATCGCCGCCTTCACCGATGACGCCAAAGGCGCGGATCGCGTCAATGCGGTTTATGACAAACTTCGCATCGCCGAATTGCGCCGCAATGTCTGGCGCTTCGCCATCCGCAAGGTGGCCCTGCGCGCGGTCGACGTCGATACGATGTTTCTGGTTCCGGCGGCTTATGACGCCACCAAGACCTACCCGCAGGGATCGATCGTCTCTTCCGGCGGCACCTTCTGGTTCGCCGGTCAATATGTGCCGGTCAGCACTACGCCGGGCGCACCCAACGAGGTTTACTGGACAGTCTACTTCGGGCCGCAGACGGTCACGCCATGGGACAGCGATTCGAGCCTGAGCTATTATGCCGGCGAGCTGGTCTACGATGTCGCCAACAATACGGTCAGCGTCTATCAGTGCCTGACTACCGGCACGGATGCGGACCCGACCGACCTGCCCGACGCCTGGGACACTGACGTCACCTATAACATCGGCGATACGGTGGTCGACGGCTCATCCAATGTCTGGCAATCCAGGGTCGATCTCAACACCGGCAATGCCGCGGCCGCGGGAGCCTATTGGCAGGCGGTGCCGGTCTCCAACCAGGCCGCGACCCAGATCGGGCGGGACTGGCTCAAGATCAACGCCACGGTGCGCTATCAGCGGTTCCAGTATCCGATCGGCGCTGGACCGGGCTTCCAGACTTCCACCCGCAATATCTTCCGCCTTCCGTCCGGTTTTCTGCGCAAGGCTCCACAGGACCCCAAGGCCGGCGCCACTAGCTGGCTTGGGGCTCCTGGCGGGCTGGGCGCGGACGACTGGGATTTTGAAGGTGACTTCATCACCACCTCCGACAATCCGGTGGTCGTGCTTCGCTTTGTGGCCGACGTCCAGGACGTGAGCCTGATGGACCCGATGTTCTGCGAGGGGCTGGGGGCGCGCATCGGCCTTGAGATTTGTGAGCCGCTGACCCAGTCGGACAGCAAGCTCGGTACCATCAGCCAGATCTACAAGACGTTCATGGGAGAGGCTCGGGCGATCAACGGCATCGAAGCGGGGCCGATCGAACTGCCGGTCGACGACTATTTATCATGCAGGTTATAGCGCGTGGGGACCGCTAGCTTCTGCCAAAATTCGTTTTTGGGCGGAGAATGGTCCCCGCAAATGCAGGGGCGCTTCGACCGGCCGGACTATCGAACCGGGATGAATGTCTGTCTCAATGTCATCCCGGTTGAGGAGGGGGCTGCCCCCAGGCGTTCAGGGACGCGCCTGGGGGGAGTTACCCGCAGCGGGGCCTATGCGGTCCTGCGCGAGTATAATGTCGATCAGAAGCAACCTTATGATGCTGAACTGACCGACGGCCACCTGCGGCTGTGGCAGGCTGGTGGCCAGCTTGTCACTCACCCAGGTACGGCGGTCTCTGCCGTGTCTTCAGGCGATCCTGCATATTTCACTTCTGTCGCTCATGGACTCAACCAGGGCGACCATGTGATTTTTACCCTGGAGGGTGCGACATCCTACGCCGGGATTGCGCAGGTTCTTGGTCGCCAAATGCGAGTGACGAGCGGGCTTACGGATACTCTTTATGTTGCCGACGCCTTGACCGGGGCGACGGTCGACGGTTCCCTGATTGACTTCAGCACGCTCACCGGCCTGACGGTGTTCAAGATCTATGATCTCCTGACCGATTATGTCGAAGACGATCTTCAGCAAATTCGCGTCGTTCAGGACGGTACTAATATGCTGCTCCTGCATAATAGCTATCCTCCTCAAACGCTGGTCGTCAACGAGAATTCCAATGGCGTCTTCACGTCGGCTACGCTTACTGACACAGTCTTCTACGACGGCCCATATCTGGACATCCCGACCGACGGCTCGACGCTGACGCCCAGCGCACTCAGCGGTTCGATTACCTTCACGGTTTCCGGCATCACCAGCGTCAATGACGGCGAAGGCTTCCTCTCGACCGACGTTGGCCGCATGTTCCGGATTTTCTCGGAGCCGGCGGCATGGGCATCCGGGACCGCCTACGTCTCCGGCAACAAGGTCAAGGAGGCCGACACCTACTGGCGGGCGGTGGCGAGCAGCACCGGGGTGCAGCCGAGTACGGATGCCGGTATCAAATGGGTCATCGACCCGACCGCGGCAGCGTGGACCTGGGGCACGATTACGTCGGTCTCGAGCGCGACTGTTTTTGTCGGCACGTTGCATGCGGCCGTCAACTATCCGGAGAATACCGCGGGGGGCAATCTGCTTTATACCAATGCGGCGACGGCATGGCAGCTTGGGGCCTATAGCGAGACTTCCGGCTATCCGGCGGTTGGTGCCTAGTATCAGGGCCGGGTATGGCTCGGGGGTGCAATCAAGAATCGCTTCGACGCCTGCGTCAGTAACGATTTCGCGGTCAACGGCCATATCAACTTTGCTCCAACCGGCAAGGATGGAACGGTTGCCGACAACAGCGGCATCGCCGGCACTCTCAATTCAAGCGAGATCGAGAACTTCCTGTGGATGCTGCCGGATGAGCAGGGCATCCTGGCCGGTACGCAGGGCGGGGAATGGGTCATCGCGTCGTCGGCGGCGGGTGAGCCGATTACCCCGACGTCGATCCTGACGCGGGAGATGACGCATTACGGCAGCTTGAACACGCCAGCGATCAAGGTTGGCCGGGCCACGATTTTCGCCCATCGCGACACCCGCAAGGTGTACGAATATATGGCGAACTACTTCACCCAGAAGTTTGTCGCTGACAACCTTTCCCTGAAGGCGAAACATTTGACGCGGGGTGGCATTGCCGAACTCGCCTATATGCGCGAGTTGACGCCGGTCATCTGGGCGCGTTTAAGCGACGGCGGGCTGATCGGCTGCACCTACAAGCACGATGATCCGATTCAGCCGCTCGAATTCGCCGGGTGGCATCAGCATGAACTCGGCACCGGCCGCAACGTCATCAGCATCCAGGGTGGTCCCGCCAACGGTGGCGAGACCGACACCTTGTCCTTGGTGACGCAGGATCCTTCGACGAACTGGTGCTATGTCGAATTTCTCCAGACGATCTGGGATGATGGCGACAGCCTCCTGACGGCCTGGTATGTCGACGGCGGCATCAATGTTGCGGCCGCGGAAAAGATCAACAGCACGACTGTTCGTCTTTACGGGCTGTGGTACATGGCGGGGGAGGAAGTCACAGTCTGGGGCGCCGGGCTCGATCTCGGGGACTTCACCGTGACTGTCGACGGGACGATCGACCTCCCGCTTAACAGTGCCCTGTCGCTGTTCACCGATGCGCATCTGGTCGACGTGACGGCTCTTGGCTGTACGTCGCTTTCCACGGAAATTCTTGGGACTGTCGCGGATACCCCAACCGTCTACATCATGACGGCGGAGGAGAATTACGACCCGACACATGTTGCGAGCATTGCCGCGCTCTCGACCTATGTGAACACCTTCATGAACACGGACCAGAATTATCCGGGTGTTCAGTGGGACGCCGTGCGGCGCAACCTCATGTACATGTACCGGGAGAATATCCCGAGCAGCCCACTGACGAACACCACCGGCCATACTCTTTGGGACGGCTTTACCTCTATCGCGCCAGCAGGAGCCGTGGACCCCGAAACGCAGTTCAATGCGTCCATCGGCGTCAAGAACATCGACACGAACCAGGTAGTCTTCCATCGAGCCTACAACGTGGCCAATGTCGTGCCGAACGGGATTGGCGGCAGCGACGGGACATACCGCCGGTTCACGCGGGATTTCAATGCGCGCGCTCCGGATGATGGTGGCAACGGCCCCGGCATGACCGACCCTTATACCGGCAATTTCTGGGTCAACTCCCAGTCGTGTCCGCTCTATTGCTTCCGCCTGTCGGATAATTATTCGCAGGTGATTTCTCCGCTCTTTCCGGTGCTCGACAGCGCCAACGATGTCATGGTCGCCGGGTTTGTCAGCACCGGCACTCCCAATTCGTGGACGTTCGCGCGTGAGATCAATTCCGCCACCAGTCACGCATATCTATATTTGGTGCCGCGAGAGCTTACCGCGACGGAAATTGCGGCTGACTATCTGCTGATCTACGCTACGTTCACCTACCCAACATGGCCGTCGGCAAACTTTAATGCGTCGAAGATTTTTCACGCTTACAATCGGGAAGTTTTCGACCACTCTGGGAAAATGTTTCTCTTCTCCTGTACGCCTTCCGGGGGCAAGAACTTCAAACTCCACAAGTTCCTCCAGCCATCTTCGGCTCCCTATGGCGGGCCTACGGTTGGCGGGGGCTTTACCGATATAACGCCGTGGGGTTCTGGCGGCCCCGCGGCGGATGCTTCCGGCTATACGCTTGCGCGGGCGACCAGCGGCGGGACGGCCGATTCTGCAACTGCCATGGAGACATCTTCGATCATCCCGATGTACCTGCCGGTGACGGACGACCTGGTGCTGATTTCCAAATTTTTCCCCAGCGAGCATACGGCATTTTCCGACGACCCGGCGCTGATGTTCTGGTCCTGCACCTATGTCCACAGTCCCGCAAGCGGGCCAACCTGGGACCACCATTCCGCGTTCGTCACCGGCTACATGACGGCGGAGTGGACGCCGACGAATATCGACGATGCGGCTTATTCGGTATCGGACGCATTCGAGGTGAACAGCTATCTCGGGCAGTCCGACTATCTCTATGATATCGACTATACCAAGCGCTGGTTTTTCTTCGTCTGCACGAAGATGGTTGGAGGGGCATCACTCGGCAAAGCGAAGATCGTGCTGGTGGAATATCAGTTCGTTTACGGCAGCGCGCCCAGCGTTGTGCAGGTCATCGACGAGCAGGGCTGGGACGATGCCTATCCTGACTTCAGGCATACCAGCGACTATTACCCGCCTTATACTGCGGCGGATGCGGGCGCGGTGGGCTCGGCATTGATGACGACGTTCAATCCCGACACGTATCAGCCTCTCTGGGATGTCGGGATCCACGATCCGGTGACGAATACATTCTGGTGGAGCGGCGGGGCGACCGAGCTTGGCGGGGATACGGCGCTGTTTGGTGTGTTCGATTCAAAATTCGCCAACCGGATGCAGACTGCCGACGGCAACCCCGGCGGGTCGACGATTGCCGCGACACCGCCATTCCTCAAGCTGTCCTTCGGCCTCACCTATTGCGCACCGTTCGCGGTTGGCCATACCTATTGTAGTCGCGGTCAAATCCTGCGGCCGGCGACAGCCCAGGAAGGCATGGCGCAGACTGGTCCGATTCTTGGCAAGAAGCGCCGCACGACCTATGCCGCACCCCTGCTGGCGGATGCACAGGGCGTTTCGATGGGGGTCGATTTCCTGACCATGCGCCCGCTTGCATTCATGTCGGCTGGCGGTACAGTTCCGCTGACACTCTTGCAGACCTTCTCAGGGGTCTATTGGGGGACAGTGGACGCCGATAGCAACTATGATAATATGTGGTGCTGGGAGATCTGCCGGCCGTACCCATGTACGGTGGTGGCGGTCGAGATCCAGCACAAAACGAATGAGAACGTCTGATGGCCGGCAGCGGATCAGCAGCAGGAGCGATTGGGGGAGCCGCAGGCGATCTGTTCGCGGGCATCTTCGGCTTTGCCGGGGGCATGGCGGAAGCCGACGCCTACAAGCAGGCAGCAAAATACGCTCTGCAAAATGCCGTCATTTCGCAAGAGGCCGGCGACATCAAGCTGGCGCAGACAGGCCGGGCGATTTACAAGACCATCGGCGCTCAGGAAGCAGGCTACGCTGGAGCGGGCCTGACTGGTGGGGGCAGTGCGCAGGAAGTGTTGCGGAGCAGCGTGTCGCAGGGTGCGCTGGAGAAGGCGATCGTCAACGAGCAAACCCAGATCAACGTTATCGGTTACAAGTCGCAGGCGGCTCAATTCAGCGGGATGGCGGCCGCGGCCAAGGCTGCTGCACAAGGCGACCTGATTGGCGGCATTATCAGTGCTGCTACAACTGTGGCGATGTTCGCTTCCGACCGCCGGCTGAAGACCGATGTCGAGCGAATTGGTTCACATGGTAAGCTCGGCCTCTACCGCTTCCGCTTTATCAACGACAGCGAGCAGCATGTTGGCGTGATGGCTGATGAGGTTGCGACCCACGCTCCATATGCGTTGGGGCCGACAATCGACGGCTACGCAACGGTCGACTATGGCAAGCTCGGTCTTGCTCATCTGCTGAGTGAGGACGCCTGATGCCGAATATCGTAGAGTACACTTCCAAGAGCGATCTCACCCCTTCCGATAAAGGCATTAATGCCGCGCTGGATGCGGGTCGCGTATATGCCCAGACCGGCCGCCAGCTTGCCGCCAACGTCAGGCAGGTCACGAACAAGATCGAAGATCACATGGCGATCATGGAGACTTCGGAGCTTTACAAGACCGGCACCGAGCTCAAGCTGAACCTCCAGACGCGCTACGAAAAAGAAAGCGCGCTTCCCGAGAACCGCAACGATCCGCACTTCGGCGACCGCTTCATGGCCGAAGTCGGTCCGATGATCGACGCATGGGGCAAGGGAGCAGGGACCGATCACGGCAAGCAACTCGCGGCCACGCTCGGTGGGAGTATCCGTAACGAAATCTTCAACCATGTCGCCGCCGGTCAGTCGGAGATGGATGCGGCCCATGTTCAGGACAATCTCACTCAGACTGTGAACAGCCTGGGTTCCGGGCTGATCACCGATCCGTCGGCCGCGAACCTTAGCCAGACGATAGGGACTGCGAAGAACGCCATCCAGGGTATGACGATGTCGATCCCGGACATCAGCACGCGCGAGCAGGTGGCGTCCGAGATGACTGCCCGGGCCATTCCCCAGCTTGTCATCTCCCGCTACAACGGGGTTGCTGAAAGCATCAAGAACCAGATTGCTGAGACGGGTGGCGAAACTTCACCGGCGCTCGAGCAGCTTAACAAGGATGTCGCGGCCCAGCTCGGCTTTCAATATGTCTCGCCCGAGAACCAGGTGCGGATTTCAAAGCTCGGGGACGAGGCCGTCAAGCAGGGTCAGGAACTGTATCGGTCAAAGAAGGCGACCGCCAAGTCCCAGGCTACCGAAGCGGGGAAAGCGGCCTATTCCGAGATTCATAACGCGATCACCAACCAGGCGCTCGCCGGTCTGGGGCCGACGCCCGATCAGGTCGCATCCATTCAGCATTACGCCAAGGTCTACGGCGCCTCCAACCCCGGCGAGGCTGCTTCTCTCGACGGCTATCTCCTGCGTGGGCAGGAGCGGGCGATGGGTGGCAAGGTCCAGCCCTATAATCAGCAGGTGCGGGACACTATCCAGACTCGCATCGGCCTGCCGAAAGGCGACCCCCGGCGGCCCACGGGTGCCTCCTTGCTCAAGGAATATAGTGCTGGCCACATCACATCCGACGATCTCAACATGTACACGTCGATGATCGACAAGATCGACAAGCCGGAAACCGATCCGACTTTTGCACCAGCCAATGCGGCGTTCACGCGCTGGCAAAGCCAGATCGTTCAGGGGATCGGCAACAACGGACTGCCTGGCACAGCGGTCGCCCGCGCCCAGTTCCTCCACGACAGCACTGTCAACTTCATGGCGTGGGGCCGCAACAAGGGCGACTGGGACAAGGCGCTGAGTGCCGTGACCGACGTCAACAGCCCGAGCAGCTTCGTTTCCATGCTGCCGGTCTACAAGCAGGCGGCGATGAAGCCGGACGCCGCAGGCTGGCTCAAGACTCGCTGGCCGGAGTTTGGCATCTCAGGTTCCGTGACGTGGCCTACTGGTCAACCGGTCGGGGCTTCCGCTCCCGCTGTCCCTACAGGCCACACGCAGCCCAAGAAGATCGACCAGAAGGCCGTTGACCAGATCCGGGGGCTCTGATGCCGGTCATCGCGCCCGCTCCGCCGCCTCCCGATCCTGAAGTTGCAGCAAACCGGCAGCGATATGTCGACGCCCAGACCAACGCTCGCCATGCCGGTGCATCGTGGGATCAGATTCACCAGACCACGGCCAAGCACGTCAATGCCATGCGCCAGGCAGGTGCGACCGAACAGCAGATCATGCACAGCTATGGGTTCAGCGACCCGGAAGAACTGATTGCCGCGACCCAGAGCGATGCCGAGCATCATCTGGACGTGACCCAGCCGACAAGCTGGGTGGAAGCATTCACCAGCGGCATGACGCACTCATCGACCGCAGCATTGCTGGGCGTCAAGCCGAACGATGCACCAATCCGGGGACACGGTGCGCGGCTGACGGCAGGCTTCGGGGAAACGCTGGGCGACGTCCCGGAG